GTTAATATTAGAGCATCAAAAGATTTACATTTAGAAGGCGATTCAGTTTTTATAAATGCTAAAAAAGCTGGAACTATAAAAATGGGCGACCCAAGAGCAGTATTTATACCAACAATTAATGGTCAAAAACTATTTGAATTAATTACATCACTTACAAAAGTATTATCAGGGTTACCACAATTACCTACATCTAATCCTAAAGCATTAAAAGATATCGCTGAAGGAACAGCAGATATTGTAAGACAAGTAAAAAATAAAGAATTTTTAAATATGCAAGTAATGACGGCAGATCCAAATTTTAAATTACCAGATTTACCTAAGATACCAGAAATGCCAGAAATACCTAAAGTAGAATTACCTGAAATACCAAAACCAGATATATCAAATATAGATGTTGATATGGAAAAATTAGAAACATTAGAAAAAATAAAAAACCTGTAAGGAGTTAATTATGACTAAGCAAGAGTTACAAAAAATCATACAAGAAGCAGTTCGTAGAGAAGTTAAAAAAGAAATAAAAAAGATATTTATAAAAGAGGAGACTAATACTCAGTTAAAAGATATAACTCCACGGATTTCAAAACCAAAAAAAGAAAAACAGTTCACTAAAAATAAATCTTTAAATAGTGTCTTAAATGAAACTGTTGGTTTAATTAAATCACAAAAACAAAAAGGTGAATATCCAACTATGGGTGGTGGAACTTTTGATACTTCACGTATGAGTGAACTTATGGGTTACGGCAAATCAGAAGAGGTACAAAGAGATATGGTAGCTGTAGATACACTTCAAAAAGCAGGTAAATCATTAGAAGAAGTTCCTGAACACGTAACAAATGCTTTAACAAGAGATTATAGTGGTTTAATGAAAGCTATGAATAAAAAAGGATAATGTAAATGGCTTCAAGTGCTAAAGAATTAGATTTAAATCCAGATGCTTATATAGGATTAACATATCCTATTAGAAAAGGCACTAATACAGATTTTGAATTAACGAAAACTACGTATGAACAAGCAGAATATAATTTAAAAAATTTGCTTTTAACTCAACGAGGAGAAAGACCATTCCAACCTGAGTTTGGTACTAATTTAAGAAGAATTTGTTTTGAACAAGTAGATGAAAATTTAATTGAAGCAATTGAGTTAGATGTTAATAATACAGTTGAACAATGGCTACCCTATATCATTATAAACGAAATAGAAGTTTTAACTGATGATGGAGATAAAAGCAAAATTTACGTGCAGATAAAGTACTCAATTACTATTGAATCATTTAAAGAAAATACTGTATTAGTAGCATTTGATTCAATAACTTAAATAGGAAATATAAATGGCTCGAACAAGTATAAAAAAGAACATGGTTAAAGAAGTAAATTATCTTAATAAAGATTTTAGTGATTTTAGAGATAATCTTATAGAATTTGCTAAACAATATTTTCCAAACACTTATAATGACTTCAATGAAGCTTCACCTGGTATGATGTTTATAGAAATGGCAGCATATGTTGGTGATGTACTTTCTTATTATATAGATTCTCAGTTTAGAGAATCATTGTTAGCATATGCAGAAGAAAAACGAAATGTTTATAATGTGGCACAATCATTTGGTTATAAACCAAAAGTTACTTCACCAGCTACAGCAGTGTTAGATGTATTTCAAACAATTCCTGCGGTAAATAATAAACCAGATTATAGATATGCATTAAATGTGAAAGCTGGAATGACTGTAAAATCAAATGAAGGTGGAACAACATTTAGAACATTAGAAGATTGTAATTTTAAATTTACAAGTTCATATAGTCCGCGTGAAACTACTATATACGAAAAAGATGGCTCTACACCAACAAAATTTTTATTAAAGAAAAAAGTTAAAGTAGAAAGTGGTACAATAGTTTCAGAAACTTTTAATTTTACTTCAGCAGAAAAATATTCACAAGTTAAATTATCTAATACAGATATTATAGAAATAATTTCAGTAACAGATAGTGATAATAATAAATGGTATGAAGTAGATTCTTTAGCTAGAGATACAATATTTGAGGATATGGAAAATAATTCAACCAATGACCCAACATCAGTTATCAATGCAGATACTGCTCCATATATTTTGAAATTAAAGAAAACTTCTCGTAGGTTTACTACATATATAGATGAGAAAGATAAAACAATATTACGATTTGGCGCCGGCACATCAGATAATCCAGATGAAGAAATTATACCAAATCCAGATAGTGTTGGTTCTACATTACCAGGAAGTCCATCATATTTAACGAAAGCATTTGACCCTTCAAATTTTTTAAAAACGAAAGCTTTTGGGTTAGCACCATCTAATACAACACTTACAGTTAAATATGCACATGGTGGAGGTATTAATGATAATGCTAACGCAAATAGTATTGTAGAGGTATCAAGTGTAAGTTTTGATATACAAGATGCAGTATTGTCCGCAACATTAGTACAAAGTGCTAATGATTCGTTAGCAGTTACAAATCCATTACCAGCTACTGGTGGATCTGCTGGACAAAGTATTAGAGAAGTTCGTGAAAGTGCACTTGCATATTATCAAGCACAACAAAGAGCTGTTACTAAAGATGATTACATTGTAAGAACTTATTCGCTACCAGCCAAGTATGGTAATATAGCTAAAGCATTTATGGTACAAGATGATCAACTTAATGAATCTTTAGGTTTAACAAATCAAAACAGTTTGATTACATCGGATGATGTTGGTAAAACAATCAAATCAGTTTCGGTAAGAATACCAAATCCATTGGCAATGAATTTATACACTCTTGGATATAACGCAAATAAAAATTTAGCACCGTTAAATCAAACAGTAAAACAAAATTTAAAAACTTATATATCACAATATAGATTGGCAACAGATGCAATTAATATTAAAGATGCTTATATTATAAACATCTCAGTTAATTTTGCAATTTTAACAAAACTTGGATTTAACAAGAATGATGTACTTCTTAGATGTATAGCCTCAATTAAAGATTTCTTTGATATAGATAGGTGGCAAATTGGTCAACCAATAATATTATCAGATATAGCATACGAATTGTCATTAGTTGACGGGGTTGCTTCAGTAGTAGCACCAAAGGAAAATAATACTACGCCACCCCAAACAATTGTAATTGAAAATAAATATAAAATACAAGACGGGTATTCAGGTAATTTTTATGACATTAATAGTGGATTGATAGAAAATATATTATATCCAGCGTTAGATCCGAGTATTTTTGAAATTAAATTCCCTAATTCAGATATTCAAGGTAGAGTTTTAGGTGATAATTTAGGTATAGTGGAGTAAATAGATGCATTATTTTTTATTCGCAGATAAGGACACAACAATTTATCAAGCTAGTAGTAGTTTAAATGCTGGTTTAGATGAAATATTAGAAGTAAGAAAAGATATTAGTGATACTGGAGCAATAGTAAACGCTTCTAGGATTTTAATAAAGTTCGATTTAAGTTATATTTCTAGTTCGATAGTATCCAATCTAATACCAACACCAAGTACAACTAGTAGATGGGGTTCAAGATATTATTTAAATTTATATGATGCTCGTTCAAGTAATTTAGCAGTTTCTCAAAGTTTGTACGCACATCCAATAAGTGGTTCTTGGACAATGGGAGAAGGTCATACATATGATGATCCAATATCTAAAGAAGGAGCAAGTTGGATATATAGACATGGTAAAGTTAATGGAAAACTTTGGCTTAATACAGTTAGTGCATCTGGAGGTCAATGGTATTCTGGTAGTGGATATGAGGGTAACTTTGGATTTAATCATAAGACTTCAGATATGAGGATGGAAGTAACTGATATTGTTAATGCTTGGTTAAGTGGTTCGATTCTAAATGAAGGATTTATGATTAAACGAAGTGGTAGTATATCTAATGCAAATACTGGAAGTGATGAAGGCAGTACAGATAGATTTGGTAATTTTTCTTTCTTTTCATCAGATACTCATACTAAATATCCACCAACTTTAGAAGTTGTGTGGGACGATTCCAAATGGAATACAGGTTCATTATCACCATTAACACAAACTAATTTAGAGGACATGGTTCTTTATATGAAAGGACTGAGACCAGAATATAAAGAAAAGTCGAAAGCTCGTTTTAGAGTTGTTGGGCGTGAAAGGTTTCCAGATAAAACCTATTCAACAACACCATCTAATTTAACTGTAAAATATTTACCAAGTGGTTCTTCATATTATTCAATTGCAGATGCTGAAACTAATGATGTCGTAGTTCCTTTTGGTACTGGTTCATTATTAAGTTGTGATTCAACTGGTAATTATTTTAATCTCTGGTTAGATGGATACCAACCTGAAAGATACTATACTCTTAG